GCGGGAAACTCCTGGTCGGGTTCGAGGAAGTCAACTGGGGCCACTCCATCCACTAAAGTGGATGAAGAAAGACCGTACTCTCCAAATGGAAAGTACTGCTCCAGTCGGGCAGGCCAAGTGCGATGCTGGTACTTCTGATTACCAGAAATACGATCAGCAGTTGCACCAGGCCCGTGCTTTGGAAGAAGCGTTCTATCAAAGACCAGTTGGTCTAAGAATGCAAACACTTCCTTATAGAGCAGAGAACTGACGCGCTGCAGAGCGAGGCGTTGAGCTTCGGTCATTGCATCGTCAGACTCCCTTACTTCCTTCTCACACTTGATGTATCCTTCCATCGCTCCCTTGACCCTTGCATCACTGCAGGGTTTCAGGATCTTTCCAAACATCAACGTAAGTTGACGGATGGATCGAATTGCAGCTACGGACGGATCATCAAGCAACACACCACTCTGGCGATCGAACACAAGATCGAGGAAACCTCCGAAAGTACGGGGGAGACCTGCCTGCCATGGGAAACCCATGAACAGGTTGCGATCCACAAACCCTTGGTCAAGACTTCTTTCGAAGTCATTTCCAAAGGCCGGGAGGGAAATCGTGAGAAACGATTCCCCTTCGTGTTCGGTCCGCCTCGTGACATATTTGATGTCACGAGTGGCGCATGTGCAGCATTGCCTAGCCAATTCATTGGCTAGACGGATCCAGAGTTGCATCAGGCTTTTCAAAGCCCCTCCTTAAATAGAGGTGGTCTTTCCTTAGCCTAGTGCCACCGACTCAGAAGCAATTGTTGCTAATCCAATCAGCAACCATGCCAATGAACCCGGGATCTGAAAAGATTACCAAAGCCGCTAAGGCTAAGGCAACCACCCGAGATCGAGGTCGAAAGAATGATTTGTCATCCTTCCGTTCTCGGGACTCGGGGTCTCTATGACGCCGTTCTGTCGAAGGAATTCGACGATCTGGAGCCATATGAGCACCTCCTTAAGCAGGATAGCTTGGTCCGGAACGTGCCGATAAGGCGCGTGGGACCACATCCCGCACATTGGAGTTCAGATCCTCAGCTTTCACCACCAAGAACCTTGGTGATGATCGCTCCCGAAGAGGCCTGCAGCTGGGCAAGAAACCCATCTACGACCTGCTTCTTCTCCGTTGCCGTGTATCCGTCGGGTGGAACATCCACCACGACGTACGCGGACATTGAGACCTCGATGTTATTCGAGGTATCAAACGGATTAGGCGTGAGCTTCGAGTGGTCAATTCGCATCAGGTGACGCCTACGGCCCCGGTTTCCCGGAGTCGTAGAAAACGTTTCCCTGATAAGTCCGTCACCAGATTCGTATTGCGACTTACCGCCCTGGATGAAAGTCCGGGGCAGCGAGTTCGCAACCGCGTTAATGGTGACAGACTGCGGATCGGTCAGAGACATAAGGCACAACTCCTTGCGGGAATCCTTCCCGCGATTGTTGGTGTTTTACGCCGGTGCAAATGCACTGGCTTACGTCTTGGTTAAACCAAGAGCGCCAGCAATGGCGAGCTGGAGAGGGTTCAATCCCTCCCAGGTCACGCCAAAACCAAAGGGGTTCGCCTTCTGCCGTTGTTTGACGGTTGTGTCAATGACGACAGGTTCCGGTATGAACTGCCCTCCTGGGCCGTTCGTAACCAGTGTATAGGTATCTCTCACGGAAGTTGTTTCCATGATATACCCATACCGGAGAACCAGACCAAACTGGGCCCAATCAGAGAGGTTGGATATTCCATCCCCAATATTGGTAACCCAGTCGATGGCCCAACTCCAAGGTGCCAGCTCCCAAATTACAGAGGGAGTCAGCTCAAGGCCGAGCAATTTATCGGC